GATGTCTTGTGCTGGTTCAGATGTTATTAAAATCCAATCAGTAGGGATTTCAAATTCTTTATCATCACTAAAAGGTAACCAGGGTGTCAACGCCATTTGTACTTGTGAACCACTAGCATTCATAGGTACCAGCATTGCTGGTAACTTTATTGTAGTGTATTCTATATTTTCATTTTTAACATCTGTTACAATATCTTCCCCAGACTTTAATCTCAATAATTTTACCGCCATAATATATTACTCCTCACGTTTTTTACCAATATTATATTTTGTTTCCAACACCCATTCATCTTTTTCTCTATAAGATAAAACTTTTATTTGTGATAACGGAGCCTTATACTCATTGTTACCAATAATCTTTACCAAGTCCCAATCCTCCAATAACCCTGCAATCGTATTTCGTCGTTCTAAATCATTAATTGATATATTGGTAGGTTTGCCGTCTAGGGCAAACAACTCTTTAAAATGTACGATAAAATATCGGCCTTGTTTGTGTAGGATGTGACACGATTGGTATAACTTTCTCTCCTTGCGAGAGGCAACCCCTATGCGGGATAGTGTTTCACGAACTTTTAAAAAATCATCAGCTTCATTCAACGTCACCTCGAGCATTAAGTCTGGAGTCCACTCCAACTCTTCCATGTTTACCACCTCGATGTATTATTCTTTTTATATGTTCAATTTGTTCATCATCTAGTATGTCAAGTGCCTGTCTAGCTTTCTCATTACTATAGCCATAATATTCTTTAACATACTCAAGATTTTTAATCTTACTAGACCTTAACCACTTACTAAATCTTTTTTTAGGTCTTATACTATTTAGAAAAAATTGAAACTGTAGACGCTTATCGAGGTAATGCATCCTATTCATTTCATTTACATACAAAATACTGTCAGGAAAAGCTGATAATGCTTTGTTTACTATATAAGCTGGGTACTTCTTCTCCCAAAACTCATCTTCACCCGCCATCAAATCTTCTTTCTTATGATTGAGGGCATTCAAATAATCTTTTAATTCATACATTTTAAAAATAATTAAAGTTTATTAATATCCTATATGGTTTATCTGTGGCTGTTGTTCCTGTGTGTCTTAAATAACCAGGAAAAGTAATCATTCTATTACTAACACTTTCTACTTCTTCTTTAGTATCTTCAAAAATAGTAACACCATTATTAGTATTTAAATAAAAAATAGAAGTATTAATATTCTTAGGCGCATTAGAATCTTCTATATCTACATGAAAATCATGTGTCACTATTTTTTCTGTTCGAGGTAGATAGTTTACCTTAACTCGTAAAAGAGTAAAAATATTCATTCTTTCAAACAAACAAGCAAAGTCTTGAAGCCAATTAGTTTTCATATGATCCTTAGCATACGCAGTATGAGAAAACTGTAAATTATCTCGGCCGATATAGTAAGAACTTTTTTTATCAATCTGAGGATTTAAAAACCAAGGAAACTTATTACTTAACAACACGCTTTCTACCGATTCTAATTCTTCTTTATCTAAAAAATTATCAACTAATTCATACATAATATCCATATGATGCCTTAGCATCCTTAGGCACATACTCAAAGTCTTCCTTTTTATGTCCTTTCACAGCTGATATACTTTCTCTGAAAATAGCCAACTGTCCGTAATACAATAACGATCCAATATCTTGTAGAGTATAATCTTTAGGTTTGTCAAACTCTTGTCTCTTTATAATCCAACCAGCATCAACTCTACCATCTATAAAATGGCTTGTAACTGCTACTGATAATTCATTATACATTATCCAATGAGCTGTGTCAAGACCTCTACAGTCTGGAATACCACCAGGATGAAAATTAATAATACCTAAACTAAACTTGTCAATGACTTCCTTCTTGAGTATTCTAGCACCAGATATCAAACCAAGTTTAGGCTTATGTCTATCTAAATATTCTAAACACTCTGGAGAATTATGGCCCATTCTATAATAAGGTATCTTCATCTTCCAACACATCTCTCTAGTGTCATGTAAACCTATAGTAGAAACACTTGAATGATATTTTTGTTCTGGTATTTTTAAAAGGAGTTTAGGTGCTCCAATAACAGCATCTAGTTTGAAATTATAATACCGTAGATAGTTAATAAAGTCTTGTGTTTTTCTATGAGGAAAATCATATGCAAATAGTATCATTTCCAATTCTCCTGGATCCAATTTTCATTTATTATATGTGGTTTGGGTTCTCCATGAAAATAAACTATACTAGTATCTTCGACCGCTCTATGCATAGGTACAATGTCTACTTTATAACTCACTATTCTACCAGGAAACATATCATTTAATCTAGGACTATCCCCATACAATTTTCTTAATAATACCATTTCGGAAGGAGCTCCAAAAAGTGTACACTCCCTTAAAATCTGCTGTTCATTATGTAACCATCTATTCCAAAACTCCTTTGAAAATTCAGGCGTAGCTAAAGTTAAAGCATTACAAATGAGATGTGGATGATATGGGTCAGTACACAAGGCCACCTTTTCGGGACTATAATCAAAAATATCATCTAAAGGACCAGTAATAATTGTATCTAACCCCATAGTACAGCGTTTACCTACACATAGATCCGGTCGATACTGCTCCATTAAACTCATCCAACCATATTGGTCTACTGAGCGTAAAAATTTTACCTGTCTTATGGGTTCTTTAAACTTACGATTCTTTTCAGTCAAACAAACAAAACCAAAAGTTCCATTATAATTTCTTTCAATACCCCGATATAATTTATCTACCCATAACTCATCATATATACCAACACTATGGGGTATTCCCGTCTGTTGGCCATCAAATAATGATGTAACTATTGTTATATGAGGATTATATTCTTCACGTTTCTTCCACATTAGTTTTCCCGCCCATATACTTAGAAGCTGCCACCTTACTTTGCTGGATGGTCCAACCTATACCATCATGTTCTAACTCTAACAATATTTTTTCTTCCCACTCCAAATCTTCAAATTCTTCATCTGTCAGGGATAATACCTTACTCCAATCCTTCTTTAAGTATACACTCATATTAATGAATTTCTTATTATAGCTGTCTCATAGACTTCCTTATCAATTTCACATCCTAAATATTGTCTATTCAATTCTTTAGCACATTGCAACACTTGACTAGAGCCTCCAAATGGATCTACTATTAAATCATTTTCTTTTGTTAAATTACTTATTACCAGTTTACAAAACGCCTCATGCCAAATGTAATAAGTAAATTTACTTTTTTGTGTTTTATATACCAAAATATGTTTTTGCCATTCTCCCTTTCTTTCAATCGTACCTGAAACAGAAAACACACACATATGCTGATAGGGGAAAATAAACTGGTTCATACTGTCTATACTATTCTTTACAATGATCTTATAATCTTTAAGTACCCACCCTAAAGATAGCATATGGTTAATAATAAAAGCATGTTTAACATACACTGTGCCATCTATTTTTCTATCTGATTGACACATGACAATAAAGCCATTATCCTTTACTATCCTATCAAACTCTCCCATAACTTTCGCAAGAAAATCTTGATATACACCTATATCATCTGTACCTATATCAAATAGATCAGGAGGGCTAGTAAAAACCAAATCTACAGAATCATCTTCTAATGTCGGTAAAACATTAAAACAATCATCGTTAATCCATTCTTTCATTATCCGCCCTCTATAGGTGGCATAATAACTATCTCATCATCTTCAGCTATTGGTTGCATCCAAGCATTAGAATACATCGTACCATTAATAGCCACATTACAATTATCCCAACCATAATTGGGAAAGTTCCTATCTAATTCTTTAAGTAACTGCATAATATTAGTAGGCCCGTGTATTTCAACTTCTCTTTTGCCAGTTAAGGTCGCAAATTCACCTGTTATTTTTACTTTCATTTTTGAAATATAAAAATTGGTTCGTGCTTAGGTGCACCTGTTTGTGATGAGAGCTGAAGTTTCCAAGTATCAATATGTTTATATGCAATCTGTTTTGCTATACGGACAGTTACTTCTTCAAAATTCTTTATGCGTTTAGTGTTCGCTACATTCAATGCTAATATACCACCAACCTTTAATCCATAATGACACTTATCAATAGTGTGCCATAAAAATCCATCTATCCAATCTTGCACCTCCGGATACTTCTTATACGATTGAGTTTCTTCTTCAGAATATTTTTCCCAATCAAAATAAGGCGGAGATGTAAAACATAAATCTATACTATTTTTATCAGGCAAAAATTCTTCACTACCTATTTGATGTAGTTCTATAGTCCTATTTAGGCCGGCCCAATCTTCTTTTATTTGTTGTAAGCCTTCAAATGTTTCAGTACACGGATCTGTACCTATGTAATTTACATCTGCGGCTATGGCACCAAGTAAACGACCTCCATACCCACAACTCATATCCCATGTTGTTCCAGCTTTAGTACTAAACAATGGAGAAGCTTTCTCTAAAAATTTATCATACATCAATGCAGCTGCGGTTGGTCTA